ATTCTATAATCCTTTAAATAGGTTTGAATGTTTTGTAGTATTGCTGGTGAAGGGACATCTAATTGACCTTGGCTATTTAATCCTAACACATATAAACTGATTGATAGAGGATCTCTTTGACCTGGATCTTGATTCATATAGTTTCTAAATGTAGCATCGTCTTTTGTAAGATACGCTTTTGCTACTTCACCATATTGAGAAGGCATAGACATCACTCTAGCAAGATAGTCTTCTTGAGTCACAGCACGAAGCTGAGTTGGATATTCTGCTGCTATATTGAACCTTAATTGTTCTACGGAATCACCATCACCACCGCCTGCGGCAGGTTCTGGGTTGTTAACAACTATCGTATTTTGATAAGTCGTATTTCCAGATACAGTATAAGATACTAATTCGGTTAGTTGGCCTGTTAATACATTTGCAGAAGCCCCACCACCAACTAGGTATTGGAATGTTATAGAAGTATTTTTTGGAGCAAGACCATAAGTTTGTGTAGTTACAAAGTTAGTCGGGTCAAACGAGCTAGATAGTGTACTTAAACCACCTCCAGTTAGACCTACACTTACTGCATTAGGGTTCGGTATTACAGCAGTATCTGCTACAGAATTTATACCTGACCCAAACTCAATATCTAATGATCCATCAACTCTGAACCTAGAAACATAACGTCTAGGTACAGTTAGTTTTTGTATCATGTAAGGCACCTGGTTCTGGTATTGGTATAAGCTAGGATAGTTAGCCGCCGTATTTTGTACAGGCTTTAATATATAATCTTGAGCTAGATATGGTACTTCATACCAAGTATTACCACTGGAGTCTTTTGATTCTAAGATAGTAATGATACTATTGTCTTGTAGATTGATTGTAGCAAATCTTTGAGCTGATCCAAAAGTAAACGTCTGGGTTTTAACCTGGCCAGATATAGCTTGTACACTCTTCTTTAGAAGATAAGACGTAGGTACATTTGAACCGTTAATAGTATAGACTTCTACAACAGTTGGGTCATATGAAGATGAGGTTGTAAAGTCAACCTTTTGTGGTACATAAAATAATACTGAACTATCTACATTTGACTTAACTTGCATGCCTTGTTCAATAGTCATTGCGTATGTAAAGTCTGGAGATGTACTAGGACCAACTGTTATAGAAGGCACCTGTTGATAAACATCTAACATAACTGTAGCAGCAGAAGTTACCTTTGGTCTATAACCTAACATGTAGGCCATGGTATATAAGTTACCTTTCTGCTTAGAATATTGTAAGTATGTCTCTTGAATCTGATTGTCTAGATAGAATGACAAAACGTCTCCTACATAAGAAGCCATTTCAATAAACATGCTACCAGGAGAAGCCTGAGTAAAGTCATTATAGACTGTTGGGTAATAGGCTTTAGCGTATTCAATTAGATCAGATCTAAATGAAGTAAAGTCTTTATTTAAATATTTTATGTCTACCTGGTTCAACATTTTTATGCGTTTTGTATAGCTACTGTGACCGAATCATTTTCATTTGATCTTAAAAGGCGATAACTAAATTTTATATTGATAGAGTTATAGTCTGGGTTTCCTATAATATCTAATGTTACTATCTGAACATTAGGAAAGTTGGCCTCAATCTGAGTTCTGATTGATTCTTTTATATCTTCAAAAGTAGCCTGATCAATCTGTTCAAACAGTCTAGCTCTAAGGCCAGCACCAAAAGTAGGGTTGAAAGGTCTTTCTCTTGGATCAGTCAGTAAAAAGTTGATCAAGTTATATTTAGTCTGATCCTTGGTTGTGTACACGGTAGAAAATACGTTCTCAGCATCAAAAGGGATTTTGACACCAACACCTGTTGATGGTCTAAGGTCTACTACTGATATTTTCTTTAGTCCGTATGCCATTAGATAGCTCCTTTCTCTTTCAATTTACTCATTAAGCCAGTAAAGTCTGGCACTTCATTTATTTGTACAGCCGCTAGGTTTGAACTAGGTCTAGCAGACCCAAGCATACCTTCAACTGATCCTACAGATACCTGATTAGGCTGAAAGGCCATAGCAGGGTGTACATCAGCTGAGGTCATAGAAAAGTCTTCATTCAACATATTCTTAGCCGTATCGTTTAAGAAGGCGGCCATAGGGTTATTGGAAGCAAACTTTATTTGAGGTCTACTAGCCTGGGTATTCAATGTACCAGGTATTTTAGCCTTAACCTGTTCTTGAAGTGCCTTTTTATGGTCTTTTACTACAAGGGATTGGCCCTCCTTCAATAGTTTAGGTAGTTCCTCTTTAAGGACAGCTCTTAATTCCTCACGGATTAGCTTTCTTAGTGTATCAATTTGTGCCATATCTTATAAATATTTTGTCTTGTTATTTTATCCTTGTCTTAATTCTTGAATTCTCTTCTCAGCGTCTTTGATCTTTTTAATCCTATCTCTTACCACAACTAGGCCTATTGGACCTTGAGTTGCTGCAAGAGCTATTTCCTTTTTCCAGCCGTCAATTTTGTCTTCTAGAACTTGAATCTCTAGTTTATTTCTTTCGGACTGTTGCTGTTTTATTATTCCAGAAGAGAATCTACTTTGCGGATCTGTTGATTTTAAATCAGTTCCTAATTTTTGATAGTTTTGAAGCATTTTTTTCCTAATTTTCCTTCTTAAAGCTTTTCCTCCAGGAAGATTATTAATAAATTCATTTAGACCTAATTCATCATTTTGATCTTGTAAACCTGTTATATCTATCGTTGATAATTGTATATTATCTAGACTAATTGAATCATCTCCTAAAATTTTAGCTACGTCCAAAATAGTCACTTGATCTTCTACAGAAAGACCTTCATTTCCTGTGGTTACTAAACCTTTTGATACAAGTAAAGCTTTAACTTCATTAATTATGATTAGATCGAGTGATGCAAATGTAGGTGTAGATTGTGCTACAATATATCCATTTGTGTCTCTAGCTATTCCGTACCTTCTTCTTAAATTAATACCTTCATCTACTACTTGTTCTGTCACAATTTGAATAAGATATTTACCAAACTGAGTTGTTCCGTCTTCTTTTTTGTCGTTATAATTATCTAAAAACTGTTGTAATTTTCCAGCTGTGGCAGATAAATTATTTATAGTGTTTCTTAATTCTTCTTTAAGACCATCATCTACATTAACACAAGCTTGAAGGTTTAAATATATTAATTTTAATCTAGCAATAATATTTCTTATTCCCGCTAATAAACTACTAACAACTATTGCCATCAAATTTATTATGAAGGAAATTTGTTGTAATCTTTTAATTAGTTTCTTTTCTCCTAATTCTTTTAGTGTACTTTGATATACATCATTAAGCTTGATATCCGCACCTTTAGTTCCTGTTAAACTTGGAATAATAATAGCAATCATAAATGCCTTTAGTACATTAAATACTCTTACTATTGTAATACATAATCTTGTTATAAATTGAAGTGTAGATATATAACCTAATATTTTTTGACCTATATTATTAATATTGTTTGCAGTTTTCATTACTGCTTTTAGTAATTGAACAGCTTTATTAGGATTAATAACTAACCTAGATAATTCTGTGAGCGATTGTTGAATATTAGTATTTAAAGAACTATCTATAAACGCGATAGCATTTTTAGGATTATTAAGACCTTGTATTAATATAGAATAACGTCTTGTTCCATCAATAAAGTTTAATATCTTTTGGAAATCCTCGGAAGATATTTGTCTAGGGTCTGTATACTTGTTAAGAAAGCCTAATGAATTTTGTAAAAAATTTGTAGCAGATGATACTTGTGGAAAATTTTCTTTGATTGCAGGATCATTTAATCCTTCTGTTGGACTTAATATAGTGCTAGATAAACTTTCATTTATACTTTGAATTAGTAAAAATAAGCCTACCTTACTTTCAGAATTACTACTATCTGCATAATCTATATAATATCGGTCTATAAATTTTTGTACGTCATAAGCTGTTTTTTGTAGCTTCCATTTTTTTCTTTCTAATCCTGTAAGTTCATCTGGATTTTCATTTGGATTAAATGATTTTGCATCTGGTACTTGATTTAGTGAATAATTGAATATATCACAAAAGTTTACTGATGCTAAGTCTGTTAACAGGTTAACTAATCCTCTATTTAAAAGTCTTTTTATAAGATTAGGTGAAGGTTTTTCAAGTTTACCGTAGTAAATTTGATTTATTTTTCCTTGAACTTTTATTAAAAATCTTGCTATTACACCTAAAGCCTTTTCTAAACCTTTAGCAGTTGTAGTATTAATATTGAGTTTATTATTACCAAAATTAACCCAACCAGAATCATATCTTTGTTTAGCTGTGGCTTCTCTACGAGCATCAGATTGAGATACTTCCTCTCTAATCTTATTTCCTTCCTCTTCTGTAATTCCAGTAGGACCTATGAATTCATCTAAATTAATATTTATGATATCATCTGCCATTATCTAGTAAATGTATTTTTAGATAGTATTTTAGATAGATCTGGATTTCCTCCTCCAACACCAGTTAGTAGTAAATCTCCGGCAGTATCTAATATTCCTCCGGCAGATGCTATAGACTGCATTGAAGCTCCTAAATTTGATTCTGATACTTGAGCTAATATTGCTGCAACTGCTTTTAATCCTTGTGCTAAAGCACTTAATTGTTGATTTAAATCCCTGCCTAAAACAAGAGGCTGGCCTAAAGTTTCAGCTTTATTTCCTAACTCAATAACAGGGCCTGCTAATATAATCTTATTTGTAGCATCTAGGTTAATTGTATTAGTAGAGGACAAAGATACTGCTTGTTTACCAAACAAAAAGATAGCATCTGTTTTAGAGTGAATTGTAACTCTTTCAGAAGTTAAAATGAGTTGATTGCCTTTATATGGAAAAGCTGGTTTAAACATTATCCTAAACTTGATTGATCTTGTTCTGAAGGTGATAAAACTTCATTAGAAATAGGTAGAGGCTGAGTCCTTACTACTGGTTGAGATACTGGAGTAATAGGAACATTGAAAGAGTTCAAAGGGAAGTTATTAACATCCTCTAAAAATATCTCTTGCGTACTAGTCATATAGATAGCAGACCCATCTTTATTTATATTTTCTACAATGTTATTGAACTTCAGTCCAGGGTTTTCTTGCCTTTGGCTATTTAGTATAATAGTTATAGGGTCTCCGTTATTTCCAGAATTAGACCACGTATTATCTCTTTTTAATGCTGGGACGGTGGAACCAAATCTTATAGACTGTCCAAATCTAGCTTGTAAAATTGTATCACCTTCAAAAGGTTGGAGGTTTCTAACCTTTTGGTTTTCTTGAAAAGTATAACCTAGAGGAAGAGGTGCTCCTTGAACTTCATTCCCAGAATAACCTTCAATATTATCGTACTGTTGTAAAAACTTAGCATATTCGTCCATATTTGGAAAAGATCCGTGATTAGCTCTATTCCATAAACTATAAGGAGGGAAATAAAAGTATTGTTGATTAGATACGCGATCATTTAACTTTTCTGTAGGGCCTGCCATGATCAACACTATCTCGTTTACTACCGGGTACTGCCTCATAAAGTTGAACATAGGCCAAGCCGGTTCAGAAACTTCTCCAGACTTAGATGTGCCTAATGTAGAATAAAGTAGTTCATATTTAATCTTTCCTATGTCAAATGGACTTCCGTAGTCAGGATCACGTTCTTTGGTATTTCCTTTGTATGGTCCTAGCACAATAGACTTAACTCGGCCAATTTGAAAATACTGGCCGATTGATCTACCTACTTTAGAGTCAAATTTATTACCAAAAATATAGCCGTCTGCCATTACGCTTGAGGTAGTTGTTTAGGATCTTTAATCTTAATGTTGCTTACTTCAGAGAACAACTGCTCAATGTCCTTTTCTGTCAAAATGCCAGAATCTTCAACCCCATCTTTCTTGGCTTCGGCCGAGGCTTTTTGGAAAAGCTGTAGGAGTTTCATCAAGACTTCGTCATTCTTGAGGCTAGAATCCATGAACCCTTTTAAAAGAGGCACAATTACAATAGCATCACCAGGAGTCTCGATCATATCAGCAAGTCTCATTATCTCTTGCTTAATGGTAGAGTCTTGGTTTTTATGCTTGTTGTAAACCTCTTCGACTAGATCGGCTATCTTTTTGC